TGCTTACCGAGGTCTGGCGGACAACACGCAGCAAACTGGAGCCGCTGACGGTGCGGGCGAATACGACCGATCATCGGATTGAGCTGATGACGGGCGGCGTGGTGGATATGTGGTCGCTGGAGCACGCCGACGCCGTGCGCGGGCGCAAGTATCGGCGGGTAGTGATTGACGAGGCGGCACTGGCGCGTGACCTGGGGCGCACCTGGCAGATGGTCATTCGGCCCACGCTGGCCGACCTGCGCGGCGATGCGTGGCTGCTGAGTACGCCGCGTGGGCGCGATTTCTTCTGGGAATGTTTCCAGCGTGGGCAGCGCGCCGGGGGCGAGTGGAAAAGCTGGCATATGCCGACCAGCAGCAATCCGCATATTGATCCGGCAGAGATTGAGGCGGCGCGCGCGGATCTGCCGGAGCGAGTGTTTCAGCAGGAGTTTCTGGCGCATTTTCTCGACCAGAGCGGCGGCGTGTTCCGGCGCGTGCGCGAAGCTGCTACGGCTACGCCGCAAGATGCCGCGCTGCCACAGCACAGCTATGTGATGGGGGTCGATTTTGCGCGGCAGGCCGACTATACCTGCCTGGCGGTGATTGACACCACGACGAGCGAACTGGTGGCGCTGGAGCGCTTCAATCAGGTGGATTATCAGGTGCAGCTTGGCCGCTTGCAGGCGCTGGCCGAACGATTTGAGCCAGCGGTTATTGTGGCGGAGCAAAACAGCATCGGGCTGCCGCTGATTGAGCAGCTTCAGCGGGCAGGTCTGCCGATCAGTCCCTTTGTGACCAGCAATGCCAGCAAGACACGCATTATTGACGCGCTGGCGCTGGCCTTCGAGCAGGGCAGCCTGCGTATTCTCAACGAGCCGGTGCTGCTGGATGAACTCCAGGCGTTTGAACTGGAGCGGCTGCCTTCGGGGATGGTGCGCTACAGCGCGCCACCGGGCAGGCACGACGACACCGTGATGAGCCTGGCGCTGGCGTGGTCGGCGTGTCAGCAACCTGGCTCGCTGCTGTTGTGGTCATAGATAGCTTTTTGAAAGGAGGTGAGAACGATGAAAACAACGATGCGCAATCAGTATGTGTTCGACGGAACCAAAAGCATCGCGCTCTCGCAGGCATCGGAGTGGGACTGGCTCACGCCTACGGATGAGGCGGGCGACTATAGCAACCTGACGCCGCTGCAAGCCTACCGGCTGGTGCCCTACCTGTTTCGTTCGGTGGATGTGCGGGCCAGGGCGGTTTCGGGCTTGCCGTGGGCGCTCTACCGCGAGCGCGACGGGGCCGATGTGCGGCGCGACCCGCTCTACCGGGGGCTGACGCACGGGATGCGCCTGCGGCTTTATGAAACCGAGGCGGCACTGTGTTTGTACGGGGCGTCCTACTGGCTGAAAGAGGCCAACCGCATGGGGCGTAACCTCTCGCTGCGCTGGGTGCTGCCGTCGAGTGTACTGCCGAGCTACGACACACAGTATGGGCTGGTGGGCTTCGAGCGCTACTTCGGCGGCGGCAAACAGGTGTTAGACCGCGAGGACATGGTGTACATCTGGCAGCCAAGCCTGAGCGCCGAGGTCGGGCCGGGCGTGGCTCCGGCACAGGTGGCGCTGGCGGCGGCGGGGGTGCTGTATAACCTCGACCGCTTCGCGGATGGCTTCTTCCGGCGCGGGGCAATCAAGGCGACGCTGCTTTCAGTGGAAGGCAACCCGAGCCGCGCCGAACTCGACCGGCTGGAAAGCTGGTGGCGGCGGCTGGTGTCGGGGGTGCGGCGAGCGTGGGAAACCATCGCTATCCGCAGCACTGTCAAGCCAGTGGTCATCGGGGACGGGCTGAAGGATACCGTCAACGAGGTGCTGACGCAGCAGCGCCGCGAGGATGTGTGCGCCGCGCTGGGCGTGCCGCATTCGCTTATCAGCGCTGATGCGGCGAACTACGCCACCAGTCAGCAGGACACGCTGAACTTTTACCAGCAGACGGTGGTACCGCAGAGCTTGCTGATAGAAGAGGCGGTAAACGAGCAGGTGATGGAGCCTGCCGGGCTACGCTTGCAGTTTCACCCGGAGCGGCTGGAAGTTTTTCAGGCGGCGGAGATGCAGAAGGCTGCTGCGGTGGCGCGGCTGGTGGGTCAGCCGGTGCTGACGGTGGATGAGGCGCGGCAGATGCTTGGCTATGGGCCGCTGCCAAAGGGCGGCGGGCAGGCGGCAGCCGCGAGTATGCAGGCAACCACCTTGAACGGGCGAAAGGTAATGACGATATGACATTGGAAATCAAACAACTGACCGATGATTATGCGATTGTGGCGGGCTATGGGATTGTGTTTGGGGGCCAGGATTTGCAGGGCGATAGTTTCACGTCCGAGACAGATTTTCGGCTGGATATGGTGGCAAATAAGCCCGTGTTTTATGACCACACACTCGAAGAACCACAGCACGAACTGGGGCACGTGGTCAAAGTTGTAGCCGATGAGTATGGGCTGTGGGTTGAAGCGCAGCTTGACCGCTTCCGCGCCTACGTCAGCGAGGTGCTGCGCCTGGTTGAGCAGGGTGCGCTGGGCTGGTCGAGCGGCAGTGTCGGGCACCTGGTACGGCGGGAAGCCGGAGTGCTAAAAAGCTGGCCGATTGTGGAATTTAGTTTGACGCCCGTGCCGTGTGAGCCGCGCACGGTGGGGGTGCAGCGAGTGAAAGCGATAGCAGCAAATCAAGTAACAGGAGGTTTTATGAGCGAGCAAGTTGTTATGACCGTGGAAGACCAGATCAAGGCGCTGAACGATCAGGTGTCGCAGCTCCTCAAGTACGCGCAGGAGGCTCCGGCCATCCGGCGGGCGGGCGTTATTAGCCCCGACGGCGGCACGGCGGATAAGCATGTCAAGACGTTTGGCGACTTTCTGACCGCTGTCAGCCGGCAGGATGTCAAGCGGCTGCGCGAGGTGTACGGCAGCACCAAAGGGCTGGAGGAGGCGACTTCTGGCAGCGGCGGCTATCTGGTGCCGCGCCAGTTTGTCGAGAACCTGATGCAGGTGGCCGCCGAGCGCTCGGTGGTGCGCCCACGAGCCTTTGTGCTGCCGATGAGCAGCCGCGATGCCAGCATTCCCGCTATCGATTATAGCGGCGACTATCGGGCGGGCAGAAGCGCTCTGCTGGGCGGCATGCAGATGCAGTGGATGTCGGAAGGTGGCACCGTGCCCAGCACCGAGCCGAAGTTTCGCAAACTCGATCTGGTGGCGCACAAGATGAGCGGGCGCGTGCCGGTGACTAACGAACTGCTGGCCGACAATGCCGCCGGACTGGAGGCGCTGCTGGTGCGGCTGTTCGGCCATGCGGTGGCCTTCGCGGAGGATTACGCCTTCCTGATGGGCGATGGCACCGGCAAGCCGCTGGGCGTGCTGAATGCCCCGGCGACTATCACCACTGCCTCGGCCCTGACTGCCGCCGCGCCAGAGGTGGCCGAACTGACAGCGATGTATAAGCGGCTGCTGCCCGCGAGCCGCGCTACGGCGGTGTGGGTGGTGAATACACTGCTGACCGATGCGCTGCTTGCCATCAACAGCTCCGGCACCAATGTGCTGACGTACCTGCCCAATTTGCAGGGCCGCATCGAGCCGCGCCTGTTTGGGCTGCCGGTGATTGAAACCGAGAAGCTGCCAAGCACCTTTGCCGAGGGTGGCTTGCTGCTGGCCGACTTCCAGCAGTATGTCATTGGCTCACGCCAGCAGATCGAAATCGCCCGCTCGGAGCACGTCAACTTCGACACGGATGAGACGGTCTGGCGTGTAACGGCGCGCGTTGAGGGGCAGCCCTGGATCAATGCACCGATTCAGATTGGCAGCGGCACCACCGACACGGCGTCGGCCTTCGTCAAGAGCGCATAGACATTGAAACCGCAGGCATAGCGACAGGCGGGCGAATGGTGCAGCATACGCGCCCCATGCCCGCCCCACAAAAACAGAAATAACAAAAGAAAGAGAGAGCAATATGTACAGCGAAACACTGAACGAAAATCTGGCGCTGGTCGGCGTCATCGCGCCGGATGCCTACGCGGCGAGCAGCGACGAACTGACCGAGGCCATTGATATGAGCAAGTATCACCGGGTGCTATTTATCGTCCAGACGGGCACGATAGGCGATACCAGCACCGTCAATTTTGAGGTGCAGGAGAGCATAACCAGTGATGGCACCTACACGCCGATTGGTGGCCTGGGCACCGAACTCAAGAAAATCACGCAGCTATCCGGCAGTGCCACGCCTGCCGAATCCGACAGCAACAGGCAGGTGCTGGTGGAAGTGCGCCAGGAAGAATTGATGAACGGCAAGCGGTTTATCAAGGGCAACCTGACGGTGGGCACGGCGGCCAGTGATGCCAGTGTGGTGGCGCTGGCGGCACTGCCGCGCTACGCGCCGGTGACACACCTGACCAGTGTTGCCGAGGTGCTGGCCTGACGCGCGGTGTTCATGCTATATGCCTGGCCGACATCCCACCGATGTCAGCCAGGCCGGAGGAAGCGACCTTATGAATATACCTATTCCGCATTTTCCCGCTTCCTTGCGGCCTCCCGTCTGGCGGCATCCCGATGCCGCTGGCCGGGATGGGGGAACGGATAACATATCGCCGCAGGAACGGCTGTACCGCTATCGGCTGCAAGCCTGGGTGAGCCCTGCCGGACAGGGTGCAAGCGGTGGCAGTTCATCATCACCTTTGCTCACTGATCTTGCTGCTTACTGGAAGCTGGACGACCTCACGTGGTCAGACAGCATCGGCAGCAACAACCTGACCAACAACAGCAGTGTAACTGTAGGTACTCCAAAAGTTGGTGCGGGAAGTGCCGAGTTTGATGGGAGCGGGCAATCCCTAAATGTGAGTGCTGCCAATGCGTATGAAAACATATCGTTTTCAGCGTGGTTTTATGCGGCGAACACATCGTTGATTCACGTTATTTTTAATCAATATTCATCGTCCACCAGCGGTTTTGGTGTTTGGATAAACTCTGATGAGCTAGCTATTTACGATGATATTGATGGATTAGATGTCGTCCGTTATAACACAGCAGTTTCAGTGAACACGTGGTATCACGTTGTTTGCACAATCGACGGCAACAATAGCAATGAGCAACAGCTATGGCTCAACGGATCATTAGTTGGTAGTGGTGCGACATCTACATTGGGCTTTTCATCAGTTGGGGGCGAGTTTGTTCTAGGTGCCCGGCGCACATCTGATAGTGTCTGGCCTTTTGATGGTCGTATTGATGAAGTAGGTATCTGGAAGCGGTTGCTCACATCTGGCGAAATCAGCGACCTGTATAACGGTGGTTCAGGATTAAGCTATCCATTTAGTTAAGAAAGGAATTGAACAATGGCAGTGACGTATATCAAAGTAGACGTATCAAAGCGATTGGGCGCAGACTTGCGCCAGACGGTGGTACACGGCGCGGAGTTTGATGAGCGCCTGCACCGGCTGAAAGAGGTGATGGAAACCATGATCGACGGCACCGACTACAGCCGCATCGAAACTGAGTTTGGTCTGGTAACGGGACAGGGTGAGACGGTCTATAACCTTGTGGCGGGCGCAGCGACGGACACAGCGGCAGCGAATATCCACCAGTTGCTTGTGCGGCTCGGATAGCCGCGCAGGTCGGGCAGGAGCGCGGTCTGTGCAGGCGCAGTCTGCCTCCTGCCCAATATATATCAAGAGTAGGAGCAACATCTATGGCTTACTTGCTTCTGGACGACCTCAAGACCTACCTGGGCATTGGCGGAGACGCCGAAAATGCTATCTTGACCGACCTGCTGGCGGCGGCGGAAGCAGCCATCAATGCCTATTGCGACCGGGTATTCGCCGCGTCGAGCGACACGACCCGCACCTTCACCGCCGCGCACGATGCGGAAGGCGCGCGGCTGTATCTCGATACCGACCTGTGCCAGGTAACGAGCATTGTCAATGGCAACCCGGCGGGTTCCACCATTGCGCCCGCCGACTATGCATTCTTGCCGAGCGACCCGCCGTATCACAGCATCCTGCTGCGCCCGACGGCGCTGGTGGTCTGGGAAGGCGATATTACTATCACCGGGCGCTGGGCCTACAGCATCGCGCCGCCGGTAAGCATTGTGCAGGCTACCCGCGAATATGCGGGCCACCTGTATCATATTGCCGACCAGCAGGCCGTGCATTCCAATCGGCCCACGCTGGCAATGCCCGAGCACATTCAGCAGTTATTAGCAAGCTATCGGCGGCTCAGATAGGCCAGCGAACTGGCGTATCTGGCGCGTATCCTTCTCATTGCGGGAGTACCATTCTATGTGGAATATTATTGGAGCAAACGGAACGGAAGTGCCGCTCACTGGCCTGAGTGTGGCGGTACGTTCAGCA